CAAGTGGTAACTTAGAAGTATTTATCTCAGTACGTCAGTACTATAACCCTAACAGATAGCGGGTATGCATATTTTGTATCTACTATAGCGCTAACATTTGTGTATAACTATCTCCACGCACACAGCAAAAGGAGATAGTGCAATGTTTAAGAAACTACTAAACCGTATTCAGGACAATCAGCAGCGTCGAGCAGACTACTGGATTCTGATGAACATGAAGGACAAAGAACTACACGACATGGGTATCTCAAGAGGGGAGATATATGGTCGTGTTTATGGCATTAAACAGTGAACCTAGTTAAGGAGTTACCCCTTATTCTAAGCCTTACTGTTCTAGCTAATGTATCGGTAGGTGATACAGATAGACAAACAGGTAGTGGACTTAGAAGAGGGGGTTCCTACAGTGATAGATCCAGTAACCGCTATAGGTTTAGCCACAACCGCATTTAATGCTCTTAAGAAGGGTATTGCGGTAGGTAAAGACTTACAAGACATGGGTGGTCAGCTTACACAGTGGGCTGGTGCTATAAGTGACTTAGACTTTGCTGACAGACAGAACTCTAAACCACCTTGGTATAAAACCCTTGGTGGTGGCGTTCAAGCAGAAGCAATGGAGATATTCGCAGCTAAGAAGAAAGCTGAGTCTATGAGGAAGGAACTCAAGGATTACATCTGTGTAATGTATGGGCCTTCTCACTGGGAGGAGCTTCTACGTATTGAGGCTGATATCCGCAAACAAAAGAAAGAACATGATCACAAACGTATAGAGATGAAACGTAAGATAATAGAATGGACAGCAGGTTTTGTGTTGTTCATGGTTATTACGGGTAGCTTTGTAGGTTTGATTTACTTAAGGACGTTATAATGGCAAGATCATTGACAGATAAACAACAGAAGTTCCTAGAGGTTCTCTTTGATGAGGCTAATGGAGATGTTGTACAGGCTAAGAAGTTAGCTGGCTATGGAGATGGTACTTCCACTTCTCTTATTGTCGAGTCTCTAAAGGATGAGATAGGTGAGAAGACACGTACTTGGTTTGCTCGTACTGCACCTAAAGCAGCTATGGCTATGACACAGGCACTGTATGACCCTACTGAGTTAGGTATTCGTGATAAGATGGCTGCAGCGAAAGATTTACTTGATCGCGCTGGGCTAGGCAAGGTAGACAAGGTTGATGTAACTTCAGGAGGCGGCGGTATATTTTACTTACCCCCCAAAGAAGGGAAGAATGAGTAGACCTTGCCACAAATTGACTACAAGAGAGACTTAGGTTTCTGGGAATTACCCAAACCTAACAAGGGCAAAGAGAAAGAATGGCACACGGTAGCTAGGGTATCACAAACAATACCTTTTGGCTATGAGTTACACCCCGACAATGAAAGACTGCTAGTACCGATACCACATGAACTAGAAGCGCTTGAGCTTGCAAAGAGACACTTAAAACAATATTCCTACAGGGAAGTTGCAATTTGGTTGACAAAGCACACTGATAGGTATATATCTCACATGGGCTTAAAGAAGCGAGTAGAAATTGACAGAAGACGTAAAAAAGCAGTTATTATTAAACGCAGACTTGCCAAAAGGCTCCAAGAAACCCTCGCGGAAATCGAGAAGCTTGAAAAAGGCAGGGTCGGGGCGTACTCAGAAGAAAGCTAACCAGACAGAGACAGTCGCTACTCCCCCTACAACTGTTCCTGCAGAGGTTAAGGCTCCTGAGTTTGATGTCGAGGTAGCACAGGATGTCGTGTTTAAACCTAACCCCGGCCCTCAGACAGACTTTCTTAGTTCATCTGAGCGTGAAGTTTTATATGGGGGTAGTGCTGGGGGTGGTAAGTCATATGCTATGCTTGCTGACCCTCTACACGGTCTGAACCACCCTAACTTTAGCGGGTTGTTAGTACGACACACTACAGAAGAACTAAGGGAACTTATACAGAAATCACAGGAGTTATACCCTCGTGCTGTACCGGGAATCAAGTGGTCTGAAAGAAAGTCTCAGTGGATCTCGCCTAGAGGTGGTAGATTGTGGATGTCATATCTTGATAAGGATATGGACGTTACGAGATATCAAGGTCAGGCGTTTAACTGGATTGGGTTCGACGAACTTACTCAATGGCCTACACCTTTCGCTTGGGATTATATGAGGAGTCGCTTGAGATCTGCTAGTTCAATGGAATTAGGTCTTTACATGAGAGCGACAACTAACCCCGGTGGCAGCGGTCACTCATGGGTTAAGAAGATGTTTATTGATCCTGCCAAGTATGGTGAGGCTTTCTGGGCTACTAATATTGAGACAGGTGAAGAGATTAAGTATCCAGCGGGTCACTCTAAGGCTGGGCAGTCACTGTTTAAGCGTAGGTTTATACCTGCTAGTTTATTTGATAACCCTTACTTAGCAGAGAGCGGCGACTATGAGGCAATGCTTCTGTCGCTACCAGAGCATCAACGTAAGCAACTACTAGAAGGTAACTGGGATGTCAATGAAGGTGCAGCCTTTCCTGAGTGGAACAGAGCCTTACATGTCGTGGAGCCTTTTAAAATTCCCTCAAACTGGACTAAGTTTAGAGCTTGCGACTACGGTTACGGAAGTTACACAGGCGTTGTCTGGATTGCTGTATCACCCAGTGAGCAGCTTGTTGTCTACAGAGAGTTATATTGTTCTAAGGTTACAGCTACTGATTTAGCTGATATGATACTAGATGCAGAGGCAGAAGATGGCACAATTAGATATGGTGTTTTGGATAGTTCTCTATGGCACAAGCGTGGTGATACTGGCCCGTCATTGGCTGAACAAATGAATATGAAGGGTTGTCGCTGGCGTCCCTCAGATAGATCTAGAGGCTCTCGCGTAGCAGGTAAGAACGAGATGCACAGGCGGTTACAGGTAGATGAGCATACAGAAGAGCCAAGACTTGTATTCTTCGCTAACTGTACCAACACAATAGCTCAACTACCCTCTATACCTCTAGATAAAAGAAACCCAGAGGACGTTGATACAAATGCAGAAGATCACTTGTATGACGCTCTAAGGTATGGTATAATGACAAGACCTAGAAGTTCTATATGGGACTACAACCCTGCAACTCAACGATCAGGGTTTCAAGCCTCTGACCCCAGCTTTGGATATTAAATATGGCAGAACAAGACGAACTCATGTTTGAAACAGATGAAGTAACCGCAGCAGAGGATGCAGAAGATAGCATCTTTGAGTCTGTGTCTAGTGTTGTTGCATTTGTGAACGAAAGATTTAAACGGTCTGAAGATTCACGCTTCGGTGATGAGACACGCTGGTTACGTGCCTATCGTAACTATCGTGGTATCTACGGATCAGATGTACAATTCACTGACACAGAGAAGTCTCGTGTGTTTATTAAGGTCACTAAGACAAAGACACTCGCTGCTTATGGTCAGATTGTAGACGTACTGTTTGGTAACAATAAGTTCCCACTTACTATCGATCCCTCTATTTTACCAGATGGTGTAGCTGAGTCAGTACACATTAACATTGACCCTAATGCTGAACAGGCTGGGGATGAACTAAATAATGTTACACGAGATGCAGCCCCTAAGCCTTACTTAATCGGCCCTGACACTGAGTTAAAGCCCGGTGAGACTATGGCTGACCTTAAGAATCGACTAGGGCCGCTAGAGGAGAAGCTAGGGCCAGTCAGTGATAAGGTTATTGAGGGTGATGGCACCACCCCTACCACGGTAACGTTTCACCCCGCTATGGTGGCCGCTAAGAAGATGGAGAAGAAGATCCATGACCAGCTTGTAGAGTCAGGCGCTAATAAGCATCTACGTTCTATGGCATTTGAGATGGCTCTTCTAGGTACTGGTGTTATGAAGGGTCCATTTGCTGTAGACAAAGAATACCCTAACTGGAATGAGGATGGTGAGTATGACCCTCTGGTCAAGACTGTACCCTCTACTAGTCATGTATCTCTATGGAACTTTTATCCTGACCCAGAGGCGTCAAGTATGGATGATGCGGAGTATGTAGTGGAGCGTCATAAGATGTCCCGCACACAACTGCGTAGCTTAAAGAACCGTCCCTACTTTATGAAGGATGCTGTTGAGCTTGCTGTAGATAAAGGCCCAGACTACGATATGAAGTACTGGGAACAGACTATGGAAGACAACGAGACTGAGGCTACTACAGAGCGCTGGGAAGTCTTAGAGTTCTGGGGTTTTGTCGATGTAGAGTTACTAGAAGAGAATGGTGTATCTATTCCTAAAGACTACAAGGACTTAGATGAGCTTAGCTGTAACATCTGGGTGTGTAACGGTGAAGTACTACGCTTTGTGCTTAATCCTTTTAAGCCAGCAACTATACCTTATTATGCAACACCATACGAACATAACCCTTACTCATTCTTTGGGGTAGGTATAGCGGAGAATATGGATGATACGCAAACTCTTATGAATGGGTTTATGCGTATGGCTATTGACAATGCTGCATTATCTGGTAATCTAATCATAGAGGTTGATGAGACAAATTTGGTCCCCGGACAGGACTTAAGTGTGTACCCTGGAAAAGTGTTTCGCAGACAGGGTGGCGCTCCAGGACAAGGCATTTTTGGGACCAAGTTTCCCAATGTAGCACAAGAGAACCTACAACTATTTGATAAGGCTAGGGTATTAGCAGATGAAAGTACAGGCTTCCCAAGTTTCGCACATGGTCAAACAGGCGTCAGCGGAGTGGGGCGAACTGCTTCTGGCATCTCTATGCTTATGTCTGCAGCTAATGGCAGCATACGAAATGTTGTTAAGAACGTCGATGATTACCTCATACGGCCACTAGGTAAGTCTTTCTTTGCATTTAACATGCAGTTTGACTTTGATGAGGATATTCGTGGTGACCTAGAGGTACGTGCATCTGGTACAGAGAGCCTTATGGCTAATGAAGTACGCTCACAACGTTTGATGCAGTTCTTGCAGGTAGCACAGAACCCAACACTAGCACCGTTTGCTAAGATGGACTACATCATTCGTGAGATTGCTAAGTCTATGGATCTTGACCCCTCTAAGGTGACTAACTCTATGCAGGACGCAGCTATTCAGGCTGAGATCTTGAAAGCCTTCCAAGCACCACAACAACCACCAGCAGGACCAGAGGGTGTAGCACCACCACAAGGTCAAGGACCACAGGGTGTAGCTGATACGTCAGGCGGTGGTGGATCACAGATGGGTATAGGTACAGCACCAACTCCAGGTGAGCAAGGGTTTACTGGTAATGTCGCTTAAGCAATTCGTTAACAACAAACAAGCTATGGATGAGTTTAATCAACTAATTGATGAACTTATAGCTACACAACACAGGACTATGGAACAGGCTGGTTCTGTACAAGAAGTGTATTCAGCACAGGGTTCTATTAGTACGCTAAGACGGTTAAAGCTACTCAGGGAGATGGTTAATGGTTGACTACCGTAAACGCTTAGTTGACATGACTCCAGAAGAAAAGGCAGAGGTAGCCCCTGCTGCAGATAACTTCTCTAAAGTGTTTGGAGATAGAACAGAAGAACCTATGTCAGTGACTGCCGCTGATACAGCCGTAAGTTTAGCTACACCAGTAGACTCAGTAGTAGAAGTACAAAAAGAGTTACAGAAAGAAGAGCCTGACTATCTAAAGATTGGTATGCTTGCAGGAGTTGAGGCTTTAGGAAGTATACCTGCTCTTGGCCCAGTAGCAAAGAGTATGATACGTAAGGGTGCAGATTTATCTAAACAGACTGACACTGCTATAGAGGGTGTTACTAATATACCTGCTGTATCTGCAAGGTCAAGTACAGAGTTTAAAAATACGGTTAAAGGTTATAAACTATTTACCAGAGGAGAAGATGGTAAACTATATCCCCTTTTTGTTGATGCTGATACAGAAGTTCCTGTAGGATCTTACATGAAGGCTGTTTTTCCAGAGTACAGGTTTAAAGCAGAAAATGGAAATTACTATGTACCTTCTCGTGGCACAAAAGGTAAAAAAGGAACTGGTGACTCCATTAAAATACCAGACCAAGAAACTAGAGATATGCTTATAAAAGCAGGGTTTTTAGCAAAGGGTTCAAAAGCTAAAACAATAAAAGCTGTAGCTGCTAGACCCGGATGGCATGCAGGTGACAATCCAACAGCAGCGCATATTGGTCCTGAAGTTAAGATAGATGGCAAGAGTTATAAGATAAGAGGTGGTGATCAAGTCTGGGCAGAAGTAGAAATGCCAGCAGACGTAGATTGGCAGGAAATAGCAAACAGTCGTGCTCTTCTAAAGAAAGATGGTACACCAAATGTAAAAACCGCTCACATTACAGATGAATTACCTTTTGGGGGTTATTACAGGTACAAGACAAATCCTAATATGCAGGGTAACTGGCTTATTAGTGGCGAGATGAAAGTAAACCGTATTCTAGATCGTGACGAAGTTAAAAAGTTAAATACAGAGGCTGGTGTAGAAGATTTACCTACAGAGGCAGAATTAAGAGAAAAGCTAGGCAAAGGTTTTGCCTCTGGTGGATTAGTAGGAGCAGATATGTATCAAGGTGTAGATGATTATCAAATGGCAGAAATGGGCGCAGGTATGAAAAAAGACCAAACACAAATGGCCTTTGCGCTGGGCGGATCTGTAGAAGAAGTAGACCCAGTCTCAGGCAATGAAGTACCTACTGGGTCATTACCAGAAGAAGTACGTGATAACATTGATGCTAGACTAAGTGAAGGTGAGTATGTCGTACCTGCTGATGTTGTGCGATTCTTTGGTGTTAAGTTCTTTGAAGACCTGCGTACACAAGCTAAGATGGGCTTTGCTGATATGGAAGCTAATGGTCGTATCGGTGGAGAGCCTGTACCAGCAGAGGGTGGCTTACCGTTTGACATTTCTGAGCTACAAGCAGAGGATATGCCAGATGGACCTATGATGATGAACGAGGGTGGTGATGTTACAACCATGACACAGCCTGACTTTATGCAAGGTTACTCGTTTCCAGGGGTAGGTGCCGCACAAGAGTACAAGACTTACGTTAACGAACAGGGCTTGACAATGACGATTAGATTTGTTAATGGTCAACCTACAGTTGCAATACCCGCAGGGTATACTGAGGTAGGTAAAGAAAGCGCTGAGACTCCTACTACTCAGACAGGAAGTTCAGATAAAGATGATCCTATATTTGACCCTAAAACTGAACGTAAAGAGTTAGTAGACTATTCTACTATTACAGAAGGTAAAGAAGATGACTGGTTTAATAGGGTAGAAGATGATATTGAAGGTTCTAAAAACTCAGTTGGTTTAGGTGTTCCTATTATTGGATTAGCTCAAATGCAACATCAAAAGTTTATGAAAGAGCAACTAAACAAAGCTCTAGGTACTCTAGATGAAGATGATACTAATAGATCAAGAGTTCAAGGTTTACTTGATAAGTTAGAGGGTAAAGATGAGCAGGGCGGTCTTGATATCTTAGGTGGCATAAAAGACACTGCTGAAAATCTTAACCAAGGTCTAACAACTGCTTATAGAAACTTTAAAAATAGTACAGGTCCATTGTTTGACCCATCGACTGAGATAAAAGGTAAACGTGTTTACGGATCAAGTAATAAAGCTATATCACCAGAAGAGCGAGAAGTTCAAAAGAATACAGAACGCTCTCAAGCTATAACTAGCGGAAATTTTCACGAAGTGGCTTCAAGACAGTACCAAGAAGATATGAAAGCTGCAGGGTACACAGCTACTCCAACAGGTTTTGTTAAAGATGTTAGCTCAGAAGTAAATGATACATCAGAGGAAGACGAACCTACACCATAATAACTATAAGGCTACCCGGCAATAATGCTGGCCCCAACATAAAGGAACTACAACTATGTCAATGGCAGAACAAACTATTATTAAGTCAGACAGCTACGCACATGAGCGTAACAAAGAATTACTTGAGAAAGAAGAACGCGAACTAGAGGCACTCATCAAGGGTGAGCAGGTCGATGAAGAAGCAGAAGATAATCAGGAACCCGATAGCCAAAGCGCTGAGAACACCCAAGTTTCAGATGAGGGTGATACGGAACAAAAAGAAACACGGTCTGTGGAATCCAAAGAGCCTGAAGAAGTTAATACAGAGTCAGATGGATTAAGTGCTGAAGAGAAGTCTTTCAAGAAACGCTATGGTGATATCCGTAAACTCCTACAAACTAAAGAAAAGGACTGGGATGCCAAGTTTGAAAAGCTACAAGGACAACTTGATAAAGCTACTAAGAATGAACTGGTTCTTCCCAAGTCTAAGGAAGAGATTGAAGCTTGGACAGCTAAGTATCCTGATGTCGCAGGGATTGTTGAAGCTATCGCAGAGAATAAAGCTTCTGAAAAAGCTTCTTCCTTGGACAGCCGACTCAAAGAAATAGAAGAGCTACGTACACAAGCCAAGAAAGAAAAAGCTGAAGCAGAGCTTATGTCTTTACACCCTGACTTTGAAGAGATACGCTCCTCAGATGAGTTTCATAACTGGGCAGAGAAACAACCTAAAGTTGTACAGGATGCTCTATACGAGAACTCTGAGGATGCTAAGTCTGTAGCAGTAGCTATTGACCTATACAAGTCACACAAGGGTATTAAGTCTAAACCTAATAATAGTGCAGATAAGGCAGCAGCCTCTTCTGTAAAGAGTAAAAGCAGAACTACCGTAAATGGGGATGATAGTAAAAACTTCTGGCGTGAATCTACTGTTGCTAAAATGAGTGACAAAGAGTTTGAGAAACACCATGAAGAGATACATGAAGCTCAGAAAGCTGGTAAGTTTATATATGATTTGTCAAAATAACTATTGACAATAGATGCGAGTTACGTATAACTTGTATTGTCTTACACTTAAAATGTGTATTTAACTAAGACTCTAGCCACTACTAGACTACCCAAATACGTTTGACCTTTGTTATACAGGTAGGCATACCTAAATAACAGACTACTCAGATAAGTTTGGCCTCTGCTGTGGATATGATGATCTATAACTTTAACGGTCATATCTATAAGGAGATTAACTATGGCTGCATTCGGAAAAGCCTCTGGCTATACCAACCTTGACAACGGAGTATTCTCCAGTGTCATTTACTCAAAGCAAGCACAAATTGCGTTTCGCAAGGCTGCTACAACTCAAGCGATTACTAACTCTGAATATTTCGGGGAGATCGCAAACCAAGGTGATACGGTTCGCATTCTTAAAGAGCCTGATATCACAGTGAACGCATTGTTGCGTGGTACTACCGTTTCGGCGCAAGACCTCGTTGACAATGACTTTCAGTTGACTATCGACAAAGCCAACTACTTCGCGTTTAAGTTGGATGACATCGAAGAGCAACAAGCCCACCATGACTTCATGCGTTTATCATCTGATCGTGCAGCCTATAAAATGGCTGATGCTATGGATGCTGACGTATTGTCATATATGTCTGGTTACACTACTGCTGGTGCGGTAATTAGTGCTGTAAGCGGCACTGCTTCACACCAAACAGCGGGTGACTTGACAGGTGAACTTCTGACTGCTAACAAGTTGGATATGTCAGACTTCGGAAACATCACTACTTCTCCTTCTGCAGGTACAACTGGTGATTCAATTCCGTTGGCTCCTCGCTTTGGCGGTGCAACTGCTGCATCAGCAACCACAGCAACACCTTTGCAAGTCGTAGCTCGTATGAGCCGTGTACTTGATCAGGCTAATGTTGATACTCGTGGGCGTTGGCTGTGTGTTGACCCGGTATTCATGGAACTCTTGAAAGATGAAGATTCTCGCGTATTGAACGCAGACTTCGGTGGTGCAGGACTGCAAAACGGTCTGGTACTGAACAACTTGCATGGCTTCCGTATTTACCAGTCAAACAACCTTCCTGCGAAGGGTACTGGCGCTGGTACTACAGGCGTAACTGCACAGGACGATAACTATGGCGTTATTGTAGCTGGACACGATTCTGCTGTTGCTTCTGCACAGCAACTCAACAAAGTTGAGACTTACCGTGACCCAGATTCATTCGCTGATATTGTTCGCGGTATGCACCTTTACGGGCGTAAAATTCTACGTCCAGAGGCTCTGGTTACTGCAGTATACAACGCTGCTTAATACACCTATAAACATGGGGGCTGGCTACATGCTGGCCCCTTTGTGCTTATTTTAAAGGGACACTCCTATGGCAATCACTACAGCGATGTGTAACAGCTTCAAGCAAGAGCTACTTGGGGGCGTTCACGATTTAGATACCAACACACTTAAAATTGCTCTTATCAAGGCTTCTCCTACTGGTACGTATGGTGCAGCTACAACTAATTATAGTGACGTTACAGGTAACTCAGATGAGGCTAGTGGTACTAACTACACTACAGGTGGTAACACTCTGGCTGGCGCTACTATTTCACTAGATGGCTCTACGGCTATCATAGACTTTACAGATACAACTTGGGCATCCGCTACAGTATCAGCAGACGGTTGTATCATCTATAACACTTCACAAGCAAACAAATCTATTGCTACTATTGACTTTGGTGGTACTAAGACATCTACTAATGGTGACTTTGTGGTACAATTCCCAGCAGCAGCAGCATCTACTGCAATTATTCGTATCGCATAAGGGAGCATAGTTATGGCTCTTGTTGTCAAGGATAGAGTAAAAGAGACTACTACAACTACAGGCACAGGTGCTATAACTCTTGCTGGCGCAGTAGCTGGCTTTCAAACTTTCAGTGGTGTTCTCTCAGATAGTGATACTACATATTATGCTATCGTACATAGGAACACTGCTGAGTTTGAAGTAGGTTTAGGTACTTACAGTTCAAGCACTCTTACACGTACTACTGTCTTAGAGAGTAGTAACAGTGGTAGTGCAGTTAACTTTACTGCTGGTACTAAAGACATATTCATCACTTACCCTGCTGAGAAGTCAGTATACTTAGACGCTAATGATGTACTGTCTGTAGGTAACATTAGTACAAGTGGCTACCTCAGAGGACCATCTACTTTTACTATTGACCCTGCTGCACATGGCGATGATACAGGTACTCTTGTTGTCGCTGGTAACTTGCAGGTAGATGGCACAACCACCACAATCAACAGTACTACAGTTACA